CGAGGTACTGTGGCAATTGGACGCTGGTGCGCTCGGGGTACAAGTCGATGATAGCTTGTTGACCACCACTGAGATATTTCGAACGCGATACATGCAATAAACGCGGGATATAGCGGGAACGGTCGGGAGATAGTGGGAACGTTTCTGTAATTCTATTGCAATCTATGAAAATGCGAAACGGTCGCGGACGATGTCGAGTATCGACTCCCGATCGTTTTCAGACAACCCTAAAAACTCACGCGATGGAATATCGCCCCACGGGGTTCGCTTTCCGTACTGTCCCTTTTTAGCCCCGAAGTGAAATGTGCCCGCGTATATCATCGGTGAGCCTATTTCGAGTTCACCATTTGAGACGTTATAAAAAATCTGTGTGCGGAGTTGCTTAGTCTCGCCAGTACCAGCCTTTTTGTTTTTGATGCGTGCGACTTGTTTGGTCTTGAATCGACCCGCATAGTTCAGCAGCGTGACCGTTGAGTTCGCATCCCATTTTTCGCCGTCAGGCGCGGTCTCAGTATTGAAACGATCTTTAGTCGAATCAATCAGCACCTCGCCGATTTCATTCAGCACCGGATCTATGTTGCCGACTGCATCGAGCAGCGCCTGTAACGCAGAGCTGACTTCTTTATCGTCAAGCGTTACAGATACGCTCATAAAAACCGCTCCCCAAGTTCGCGCACCAACGCTGCTTTAAACGCGGCCGCAAGCGTTGCATTTAAAGCGATCACTTTTTTAGATGCGATGTCGCGGATCTCAGCGTCGACGCTTGCACCTGGTGCGTAATCCCAACCGTCATCTATATCGCCCGGTTCATCAGCCGCGGGGTCTTCAAAACTTCCGCCTATGCGTTTTGCCGTTGCTTCAGATACAGCGATCACGTAACACGAACAGCCCCAGCCGTTTGGTGTGTAGTGAGTGTCCCACCACGGGTCGTCGTGGCGTCGAACGATTTTGTCCCACTTTAGATGCTGAGGGCGAGGCTCCGCGCTGCCGCCATGGCGATACATTCGGAACGGTGCAACTTTTAACAACTCAGGGTCGTTGAGCTGTGCCAGCCTTCCGGCGTGGTACGTCGATTTCATGTTCGTTGTGTAGATCGTGCGCGTGCGCCAGTTCTTTTCGCCTTTGTAGTTCCAGCCGGTGCGCTCGATGATGTCGTCGAAGTCGCGGCGGAAATCTTCGATCGTGCCTCCGTTTTCGATCACCCGCGTCACCGCGCCAGCAAGGTCATTTAATAGATCTGCTTTCATCGCTCCGGCGACCATAAACCCGCGATCATGCGCCGCGCCTTTGAAATCGTCCCAACGCTGGGTTGGTACCAGATTGCGCAGACGAATTTGAAGCGCTGCGAGCTGCTCGTTAAATACCGCCGCGGGTTCCGCAAACGCCAGCATTTTCATGCCGACTTCATTCGCTACGTCTTCCGCGCCGCGTGCTTGAGATACCGCGAATGCGGTCTCTAGCACGACGGTCATATCAAACTCATCGAGCGCGTTGTAACTGTCTAGCAGCGTCGTGTACAGAGCATCTAAACTGTCAGCGCCGTCGACGATCGCGCGCACTTTCGTCAGCCAAGCATCCATCGGCTCGGCTGCTGCGGTTTGCAGCTGCTCGGTTAATGTTTGCAGGCGTTGATCGATTGCGGCCGGTTCACCCTCGGCAAACTGCACCGCGTCAGGTTGTGCGGGATCCACTTTCGCGGTCGGCTCAGCTTTCGCTGGTACCGGCACAAGTTCCTCCGCAACGTCAAAATCCGTTTCTTTTAAATCGTACGAGCGCATGAAATAGTCTTTCGTAAATTTCACGCCGGTACCGCTCAGAATTTCGTCACGCTTGGCTTGCTTGTCGTCGACGTCTTCTTGTTCCCATAACTTAAACTTTGGCGCGGGGCCGCTCATGCCGTTCGCGTACATGATCCACTCGATGAGCGTATTCATTGTGCTCTCGACCAAACCCGCATCACCGTCGCGCAAATCGTCGGCGACTTCTAAGCCGCTTTTCGCGCTGGCGTTCGTGCTGTTTGATTCGGTCGTTTGGTTTTGCCCAAGCAGCGCGATATTAATTTCGCTGCGGCAGTACATGAGCAACTTTTCATACGCCTCAGCGGCTCCGGCTTTCGCCGCGGCTTCGATAATATCGACGCTTGAATCGTCGGGTATCACCGCGATCGCATCTTGAACCATGCCTTCTAAATCGGCGGCTAATTCGTTTTTTTCGTGAGTCTGTGTATTGCGCGGTACTTTACCCACCAACCACGGCGTGCCGTATTTTTCAGCAAACTGCACCCAGAATCGCAGCCCGCCTTTCATAAACACCGCGGGCCAGAACACCATGCTCATTTCAGCGATGCCCCACGGGTTTTGATACGTTGGCTCGTTGCGGGGTAATAGAATTTTACGATCTGGCAACTCGATGCCCGTCATCATTGAGTCGCGGGTGCGGAACCGCAGCTGGTTGTCTGTATTAAACAAAAACCACTCGGGTGGCTTAGCAATTAATTCGCCCGGCACCGTAAAACGCGGCCCTTTAGCCCATAAAATCTCGATGGGTTGATAGCCGTAAAGTGGTGCTTCGAGAATATCTTTGCGCGCTTTATCCATGTCGATATCGTCGAGAATTGCCTGAATATTGGCCTCAACCCGCGCTGACGCGTTGCCGCGCTCTAAACCCCACTCCAGCGACGTTACCGCCGCCTTACGTCGACGAATCGCACCGCCCACGGCAGCGTGGCCGCGCAAGTCGCGGTAAATAGAAACGTCTTTACCCTTGGCTTTTAAAATCGCATCCGGGTTCGGTAGATAATTACCCAGCGCGGTAAAATCGGGCGAGCGATCGCGCGTGACGATGTGGTCAGTGATGGTTTTCTTGCTCATTAGTAGCCCTCTAGGATTCCGGCTGATTTGCGGCGGTGGCTACTCACCACTTCGACCGGCCCTTGTCTCATTTCAATACTGGCGAAAATCGCCAGCGCCAACGACGGCGCAAAGTCGCCGTGGCGATAGGTGTCTGGGTCTTTTAAATCTTGCCTACGTTGTTTGCTGACCATCGGTATGCCGTCGACTTCTTCGATCGCGCGCAGGTCGTTTGCAAGGTCTTGATCGTTCGGTACCACGATCGTGCCGTCTTCAAACTGCTGAATCATTTTTGGCATCCACGTGCCATACCATGAGCGCGTTAATTTGATCTCTGCGATGCGGCCGCTGCCGTATTTATCCGCGGTGTATTCTGCCAGCGTTTCACCGCTGCCGGTTGCGTCGAAGGCACCGCCGGACCAGCGCGGTAAATTGTCGATCACGTACCAGATGATCTGCTCTTGTTGGCGCGTCGGTACTTTGTGCATCTCTAACACAAACGGCGTATAGCGTCGGCGGCTTGGTTCAATCGCCAATGGTGTAAAAATAGAATAATCGCGGTGCCGCGCAAAATCGTGACCAAATACATGCAGGTGTTCGAGGGTGCATAATTTTAAAACTGGATCGATATTGCGTTTAATCCAATCGTCGCACCACGCCTCGCGCTCGGCGGGTGCTTTCTCAGTAAAGTCGTCAGCCAAGGATAACCGCACCACGGGGCGCTTAGGCTCGTTTTGCATCGCGTTATCAATCCAGATGCCCGGCATGCTTGTGCCGGTACCGTCGCGAGGGATCGCGTCCAGCTCTTCGCGCATTTGTGCTTTACGTGGCCCGTAGCCATTGCGGATTGTTGCGTACCATTTCTTTTTACCTTCGATGGTCGCGACTTCGCCTTTCATCATGCACACGCGCTCGTACAGACCGTTTGCCACGGCGTCATCGAATGTGCACACGTAGACCGCGGCGCTGTCGCCATAGCGCCCGTCTTGAATATCTTTTATTAGCGCATTAAACGCATTTGCGCGGCCGTAATGCGTACTAATAATTGATACACGACCACCCCAGATCAACAACGCCGTCGCCGCATCAATTACCGCCGCGACGTTACGATGGAAAGCGGCCTCGTCGATGATTACCTTGCCTTGCAGGCCACGAATGTTTGCCGGGTTACTTGATAGCGCAACGATTTTAAAACCGGATGCGTAACGAATACGGTAGCTAGTGATATTTTTTGTCGAACCATCTTCCTGTTGATCTTCGAATAAAAATTCTTCGATCTCAGAAATACCACCGGCTTGAGCCATCGCGATGGTTTTAGAAAATTTCGCGCAATAACCAATAAACTCTAAGCCTTTTTCTTTTGTATCGCCGATGTAATAAACATCCATGCCCCCGGCTTCTTTAGACGCGCCCGCCAATAGCGGTGAATCTAAACCCTCGGCGAAGGTAATGCCTGTGCGTCGACCCTTTCCGCAAACCTTAATTGGCGTATCTATGCGCAGCCAATCAATTTGATGCTGCATTAAAACGCCAGCATCCATCGGATTAAAACCGTCGGGAATATTACGCGCGCGCGCCGGAAGCTCTTCCCATTCAACGCAGCGGATCGTATCGCCTAGGGGTTTCATCGCCACGGTTAAATCCCCAGCACTTTGTTACGCCAGAACGCGACCTGGTCTTCGTCCATGCCCTGAGCACGTGCTGCTGTTTCTGCGTTGCTTGCCGCCTCAGCCAGCGCTTCTTTGCGTGCGATCTCTTTAATCTTGACCTCACGATCGGTAGTTTCAGACACGGCTTTTTCTAACTTCTCGTGCGAGTACGCTAGGTCTTTCAGCATCTTGATCGCGCCCGCGATGATCTCCGGGTCGTCTGCGCCCATCGTGATTTTTTGCAGTGCCAGGGAAACGTCGATCATGGAATTGCGAATAATCTCACTCGTCATGTTCGCAACTTTAGACTGCGGCGCAGCACCGAACTCACCGATCCAAATTTCCGCCATTTGGCGTGACTCGCGGATAGCCTTACCGACTTGATCAATATTTAATTTGTAGCGATTAACGGCAGACTTAGTCACGGGATCTCCGCCCCGGTCTTCAATCAGTTCGTTTATTTTTTCAGTCACTTCTAACTGCGTGAGTTTGGGATCGTTCAGCCACGCGTGCAGCTGCTCCAACTCGTCCGCTGTTAACCGCTTTTTAATGCTACTTTTTTGGGCCATGATCACGCCCCCGGCAAAGGACGTGCAACGCCAGTGACTACCGTGCGACCTTTAGCAACATCAACACCGCGCGCGGTAATTTTTGCAACTTTGCCCACCGCTGACTCAGACACAGTGACCAGCGCCACGTCCGCCAGCCAGTCTAAATTAGCGCGCACTTTATCCGCGCTTACGCTGTGGCCCATTGCATCGAGGCCCATTTGCAGTACGGTTTCGTTGTGCGAATAGCCCGCGTCTTGCTCTAGCATTTGCAAAATCAATAGGCGCTGATTTTCTGCGACTCGTTCAGTAAAGTTCATCACTTGCCACCTTTGTTTTGATCTAATAAATGTTGATAGATAAGCGCAGACTGATTCGCCATCGCGTTTGTCGCGCCTTCGACTTTTGACGTCGAGCGAGAAATACCGCTGAGCCGTACGTGTATTTTTTCAATGTCTTCGTGGGTGGGGCTGTGTTTTAAATTTGCTTCAACAGTGGTGATACGTTTTTCGTGATCGCTGAGGCTACTTCTTACATCGAGATCTAGCTTTTCAATCGCATCATGTACAGACGCGGTAAACTTGTCGAACGCTTCTGGGCTAACCGTCGTTTTACGAAATGACCACGCGATCCAAAATGCGACGGCATTAATTAGCAACACCAGTATTGGCCAATAGCCGTCGAGCTTATCCGTAAATTCCATTTGTCTGATCTCATAAAAAAACGTAGTCTCAGTTTACTCGTTACCTACCTTTGATCTTTTAAACCGCTTTAAAAGATGCCCCCGCGCGATCCGTGCAAACTGACCCCACTAGCAATAGTTAATCAACTACTTAGGGGCGGATCATGTAATGGATAACCAACACAAAAAAATTGCAGGCTATCGCGAGCTGAATCAGCAAGAAATTGACTTAATGAACGAAGTCAAAGAAAAAGCTGAAGAGCTACGTGTACTTGTTGAAAAGCTCGAAAATCCGATTGCTGATATCAATCCAGACCAGCGCTGGGTCGCTATTGGAAAAACGGATTTACAAACGGGTTGTATGGCACTGGTGCGATCAATCGCAAAGCCGACCACGTTTTAATTAGCTTTTTACGTATCGGAGGGCCACAGAATGCAACGTCATAAAATCACGAATGATTTTTATCTCGATGAATTCACCCGCAGCCAAACTGCGGCACGCTACGGCATTGATAACAGCCTGAGCGTGAGTGGCCCAACGTATGCTAACTTGCGACGTTTATGCCGCGACGTGCTGCAACCGATCCGCAATTATCTTGGCGTGACTGTTAGCGTGAGCAGCGGCTACCGCTGCTTAGCACTCAACCGAAAAATTGGCGGGGCAGATAGCTCACAGCATGTACCTGCACTTGCTGCAGATATAAACGCCGCGGGTAAAACCCCGATGGAATTAGCGCGGGACATCGTCGATTTAAAAATGCGTCGTGAAATTAATTTTGATCAACTCATATTAGAGTTCGGGCAATGGGTACATATATCTACGCCCAGCCGCTCCGGTTTTGAGCGCAGCGAAATACTCACGGCAGTCAAAGTGCCGCGTAAATTTCGCAAACCAAAAACAGTGTACGTACGCGGACTGCACACCCAAGAAGACGCGCTGAAAATTGCGCAAGGTCGTGCGTTATGAGAGCGGTACCGACGCTGTGCGATAGCCGCGGCAAACAAAGCGTCACGCTGTTTTTTGTGAGCGTGTCGTGGCTTGTGCTCATTATTAAATTTGTCGCATCGGGCATGGAAACCCCATTTGGGTTAGTGCCCGACATGAACGCCGCTGATTTTGGCCTTGCCGCGGTCGGTATTTTAGGCGCTTGGGTGGGCCGTGAATACACCGAAAAACAAACACAGAAACCGTATTTAAACGGTGACACTCGCGAGCCGGAGCACTATGAATAACTGGGCATCACGATTAATCGGCTGGCTTGCCGCCCTCGGTGCTATGGCAGCCATGTTTTACAAAAGCAAAGCCGCCACAGAAAAAGCCAAGCGCGAAGCGGAAAAAGCTGAGTACGAAGAAGAACGCGCGGATCGTGCAGAGCATACCGCCGACACGTATCAACGCATCAACACCCAGCGCGCCGAGTTAGAACAACAGCACCAGCAGGAGCAATTAAATGATGAGACCAGCATTGATGGCCGCGATCATTTTAATAATCGCTTTAAATAGCGGCTGTGCCACGCGCATTGAATATCAAACGTTACCGCTGCCAATCGTGCCTCGCCCTGTATTACCCGCGATCGCGCCCGAAGAGCTAACGTGTTTGAGCGATGAGACATATACAACACTCGTCACGCGCCAGCGTCTGTTACGTCAGTGGGGCGAGGATATGGAATTAATTATTATGAATACGCAGGTCAAACAATGATTAAAAGCCCATTGCGCCCCGCGATGACGCAACCGCTCACATCGCCGTATGAATTGATTACGCGCTCGGTGTTTGAGCTTAACGGCACTCAATGGGGTGAGTTGAGTGATCAAATAGTGCTGCCAAACGTATTTGAATTGGAGATTTTCTTTTCCTCTGCTTTAGAATCTGCGCAAAGGTTGGTTGCTAATAATGAAACTGACTTCTCATTACATCTTAATGGCACGGCAAAACCTTCTGTAAAATTAACGGCAGGTAATGGTGATATTTCGTACATAACACTAGCTGACACAGTTAATGATGGGAAAGCGAGATCTATTATATTTAAGAGGAACGGTGATACTTTCACACTAACAAGTGAATACGAAACTTTAGTCAGAGTATTTGAGGACATTGGAACGCTTACTATAGATGGAGTTCTAGGCGTTGAATCATCAAACCAGAGATTAATAGGTATCGCCTTTGGCCTAAAAATCTGGACTAACGGCGACCGCAATACCGGCGATTTAATTCTCAACGTTCCTTTCGATGAATCAGGCTCTGACTACCAGCGTAATCGTGCGGTGGCGTTGGGGGTATCTCTTCTACCTGCTACCAGTATTGCTGATGGTACTGGCTGGGCCTCTACTTCTGTCGAGTTCGACAACGCCTTGATATTTGAAAACGAAGATAATTTCGCTGGTGCAAATTACGACATAGGTTATTCATATTCCACTACCTATGAGATTGAATTTGAAATATTTGACTATGTGTCTGGCAATTTACAGGCAACCTTTGAGGGGGTTGGCTCTGAAAATAAGGCAGGCAATGGTATTTATAAGGTTTATTTAAAATCTCCGGCTGCTGGATTAACCCGGTTTTCCTTGCGGGCAAGAAATGGGGTTGGAGAAGGGACATTCAAAGTCAGAAACATTTCAATTAGGGGATGGTCAGGCGTCATACTGCAAAACGCGCTACCTGAGCACTGGCTGCAGATCGAGCGTAAGCGTTATTGGGATTATTGGCTAAAGCCGAATTTCTGGGACGCTGCGAATGTAATTACCACCGGTGCTTGTACTGCCACCGGTAATTCAATTGAGTTTTCAATGACTAATACAACGCTGGCTGGGGCTAGATTGCCGGGCATTGAAGACAGTCATGTATATCAAATCTCTGGCTATAGCGATGTTGTTGGTGTGATTAATCCGACTCAATCAACTGGATTTGCAGATAATATCGCTGTGCCATTGGAGAATCGATTTGTGTACGACTCGACGGGTGTAGGTTTAACTCTGGGTATTAAGCGTCAGCAAGGCGAAATTGTTACGGGCCAAGTGCGCGACATTACAGTTCGAGAAAAACTGGAGATAGCCCAATGAGCATTTCCAAATACAACCCTGCGCTTTATTGCTCAATATTAATCCCCGGCTCGTTTGTCGTACCGGCAAATCACAGTGCGTTATCTACCGTCGATGTCACAAAAAATGGTAATGCGCTAACTGTAGTTATTTTTGTCGGCACGAATCATTTTAAAGATGAAGCTGGCAATCCGGTTACGCCCGAAGGCTATCTGTCTAACGACGAATATTTTCTACTGCGCACAATGCTCGAACACACCGACGAAAACGGCGTATTTCACGAACGCGTTTTGCCTTACCCTTGGGAAGACATCGACGCTCTCGTTACGAAAATGCGCGAAGCCGCTGCACAACAATCACAAACCACCGAGGAATTACCCGATGCATAACGTAAACCCCTTTGAATTTTTAATAAGCAGGCTAGCGCTGCCGATATCTGTGATCGTTTTAGGACTCCTGATCGCGGTAGCCGTGCTTTTAATCACAGCCAGTTTTCCCGCCGTCGCGTGTTTATTGCTGTTTTTAGCGGTGCTACCACCCACGCGAAAGTGGGCGGCGGTGAAGGCGTATCATTTGTGGCGCGCGTTCGATTGTTTGTGCAACGCGTTTTTATTTCACGACAGCCGCGAAACGATATCAAGCCGACTGGGAAAGGCGATTTATCACCAGCACCCGCCAGTATTTAATTTTTTAATTATTGATAAAGGCGTTGCGTGGCTGCTGAATAACGTTGACCGGGATCACTGCAAAAAGTCGATTGACTGGAGCGTTGGCCGCGGTGCCGCTTGGAATCTACACGATCACTGGAGTATTTAAACATGGCATCAAAAACATACACAGGCGCGGCAGACGTTGCTAGCGCCACGGCAATTAGCTTAACCGCTAACAACTCCCAACCCGTCGATATTTACAACATCGCGAACACGGGCACAGCGTCTGCCACTGTGCATGTACTGCTGAAAGGCGCGGCGGATTACGCGGAGCTGGAGGGTGACGTACCGGCCGGTACGCTGAAAATCATCGAAGGCTTGCGCGAAGTTGAGTCGTTGAAAATTGTAGGAACAGGATCGGCGGGCGTCGTGACTGCGTGAACCCCTCCGGCGGCGCGTCCGTGCTGCCACTTTCTAAAAGAAACCCGCCACCTCTCCCAGCCGCTAGCGCCAACTATGCTGGGCCTTCCTTTAATTCAGCGCCGCACGTTCATCTCGTAGCCGTGACAAGTTCTGGCGTTCGTTTTCAAGTAATGTTTGATATTTAGTCGTAACCGAATTCATTTCTTCACTAATGCTGGTTTCCCACTGGGCACCAGCCATATTGTTATTTGCTCGCAGTTTTTTGGATCGCAGCGCATTGAGTTCTTGCTGCATTGATTTCGTCTGCTGATCCAGTTTGCGTTCTGATTTAGCAATGTCGCGGTCTAATTGCCGGATTTTATTGTCACGAAATAAATCATCGGCTAATTCACTGGGGCTTTTTGCGCTGGGTGAATAGCTTGTTTGTTGGGCCGGTGGTTCATAGCTTTCATACTCGTGTTTCTTCGATGCACTCTGCCCGCCACACGGCATCGCCTGAAATGACTTTTTACCGTTGGCATCCGTGCATGAGTAATACGATCCCGCCCAGGTGTTGCTTGCGAGTGTGAGTAATGCGATAGCGATTAATTTCAGCATAGTAATCTCCTTATTTAGTTCCTTGAGTAATCATCGCGATTTTTTCAAACTCAGAACGTCCTGTTTCTCTTTTACGACATCGCCGCCGCGCGTTGTTCGCGAGGGCTAGCGCTTTTTAGTGTCGTGGTGTCCCCCGGAAAAAACGGCGGTACATGCTTATTATTCGTCGGATCAAATTGATAGTTGCTAACAATCACGTTGGTCGCTGGATCATCGATTTCGAGTTTCACACTGCAACCCATATCAATCACCATCATTGCTAACTGCTCATGACGCTGCGTGTTGAAGTAGCGCGCTTGAATGCTGGTTATTAGTAGCATTCGTTTGGCTCGTTTTCTCTTTTTTGTTTCGCTGGGTTTTTCGAGCGGATCGGGTTCTGTTTCAAACCATGACCACGCTGCGAGGTCTGGCCATTGGTCGGCTGCGTTGAACGCGGCTTTCGCCTGGTCAAACCACGGCCAGACAAAATCGCTATCGCCGAGGGCTTGCTCCATCGCTTTGTTATTTTGAGTTTCTGCCGCTACGGATATCGCAATAATTTGATTCTCGGATAGCGTTGAGCCTTTGAGGATATCTTGCGTAACCGTTAAATAATCCGGTGCCGTTTTTGTTTTTAATGCTTTTTGAGTCGTCGGCGCGGGGTGCATAACCGGCGCGGATTTTTTGCTCTCAATCATTGAGTGCGCGCAATACGGGCAGACTTTCGCTTTTTTACTGATTTTTTTATCGCACTGAGGGCAATTATTTAAGTCGCCTTTTACAAAATACAAAAACACAGCAAGTGGACCGAGCAACGCGCCACAAATAGCGCCGAGCACGACGCTAAACTTTTTTTTCTGTGCTGCGGCGGCACCTATTAGCGCCCCTAAAATTACAAAATATAAAAACATAGCAATCTCCCTATTGAATTTGTGTTCTTAATAGGAACACTTTAACCCGATTTTTTTAACTCTTCCATTTGGTCTTGCAACGCCTTTAGGTTTTTTTCCATTTCGGCTATCCGCTGCCTCTCCTTAGCATCCTGTATAACTTCCTGCTGCTGTTCCATATCTAACCCGTTGAATAACTCCAGCACGATCTCTTCACGTTTAGATAAGCCATATGACGCCGCTGGTTCTTTAATGCCAGCCGTCGGCGCTTGGCCGGTTCCACTGATTAACCAATCTAACGACACGCCATGCTTCTTTGCGATGTTTACGCATAATGCGTACGGTATGCTATTTCTGGATTTCCACGAGCTGACTGTTTGGGCGTTAGTACTGAGTGCTTTAGCCAGCGCAGAGTCTGATTCCACGTCGTGAATACTTTTGAGCCGTGCGATAACGGCATCTACTGAGTCTTTCTGCATTTTGTTGATTCTCAAGCTTGACATACGCATTTTGCGTATATAATGTATGCATAATGAGTACAGCTTAACTAAATGGGTAAAGAGAATCTATGAGCGATCAAGCTAAAAACAGCAAACAAAACAAAGTTCGTCGAGAGGCGTTCTGCAAAGTCCAGTCGTTGCTCGTGGAGAAAGACTCTTCATTCCGAAAATGGGCACTGGAAAATGACTATCACCCGCGCACGGTTACACAAACCGTTGCCCGCTATGCGGGTGGAACGGACCTGCCGATCGGCCGGTTGAGTTTTCGTATTTTAGTGAAGTTAAGCAAAGCGCTTGAGCACGAAATTGTGCCGGGAATCTTCAAGCACGCGGCGGAGGACGCCGCATGAAAAATCTACTCACATGCAGTCGTTGTGGCTGCCAGCGCACCGCCGCCGATCTTAACGGCATCAACCTAACTGCCACGGGCTGGAACGACGACAGCGCGGCGTATTGCAAGCGCTTGGCTGAGTGTAAGTCTGCCGAGGCAGACGAAACGCTGGACTGGTTGTTCGATGCGTTAGACGAGGAGGACGCCGCATGACCGCTACTCCCTCAATCCACAAATCCGCCGAGGCGATTTTAACCGTGCTCGATTTAGTGCTGCGTCACTCAGTCCACGGCCTAACGTCCACCGAGATCGTTAAAGCGACCGGATTTAGCGCGCCGAACGTGAGCCGTTACGTGGCAACGCTGGAGTCTACCGGCTGGGCCGAACGCATCCCCGAGACGAACCGAATTCGTGCCAGCGTGCGCGTTGCTCAGCGAGCAATGGGCGTATTGCACGACTTAGATAGCGCACAGCAGCGCTTAACAGAAATGCGTAACCGCATGACCACACCAAGCAACTAATAAGAGATTTTGATTATGGCTCGTAAAGAAACCCCTTCAGTCGTACTTGATCACGAACATCCAGTTATTCGCGAGGACGCGGGCACCGCTATTGATACGCTGGCACAGCTAACCGCCGAACAGCGCGAGAACAGCTTGGCGTTAGCCCATACGTTGCACTACGACGGCCCGCTGTCACCAGACGCGTTAGAAACCGGCATTAAAGACAGCCAGCAGCGTGTCAGTATGGAGCTGTTTAGTATCGGCTCTCGCTTGTTGTTGCTTAAAGAATTGTGCGACCACGGCGACTTTCACGACCGCATCGACCGTTTGGAAATTGCACCGCGCATGGCTCAAAAGTTTATGCAGGTGAGCTTGAAGTTTTCAAATGCGCCGTCAACGGCGCATTTGCAAAAGCTAGGCAAAACCAAACTGATTGAGTTGCTAGCGCTGGACGACGACGAAATCAAAGAACTGGAGTTCGACGGCTCGGTGCGCGGCATATCACTCGACGAAATCGACCGCATGAGCTGCTCCGCGTTACGCAAACAACTGCGCGATGCCAAGGCGCAGGCCGAAGCCAAAGACAAATTGTTGGACAATAAAAATAAACAGTTAGACGACCTGCACACGAAGCTGAGCAACGGTTCAGCGAAGCTGAATACCCCCGACGAGTACCTAAAACGCGCGCTGACAGACGTATCCGCGCTTACACAGCAAATCGCCGAAACCCTCGGCACTGTATACCGCAAGGCGCTGGTCGATATTGCTGATCATCATGCGTTGCACGGCGGCAGTTCGGACGAAATTTTAATAGGCCACTTAAACCAAATAGACCGTGAGGTTACGCATATACGTGAAGCGTTCGCGCTGATCAATACCGCTGGCTGGAACGAGGAGGCCTGATATGGCATTGCCCGCAGAAATGCTGGTCGATGCTTGGCGGGAGGCCGAATCCGCTGGGCACGGCAAGAAGCAAAAGGTTTTAAAAGATTTGGCCGCGCGGCTTGGTGTGTCGCTCTCGACTCTCTACCGCGAGCTAGAAGACTTGGGTTTAAAAAAGGGTCGTAAGCAACGCAAGGACGCGGGCCAGATGGTACTGCCACTGGCGGAGGCGCAAGTGCTTAGCGCATTCATGATGCAGAGTTACCGCGCCAACAATAAAAAACTGGCGACTATTACAGGGTCTTTGGACGTGTTGCGCGCTAATGGCGCGATTACCGCCGGTCGAGTCAATGAGAGTACCGGCGAGTTTTTACCGCTCAGTGAGACCGCCTGTGCACGCGCGTTGCGCACTTACGGTTTGCATCCCGACCAGTTGCGCCGCCCATCGCCGTCGATCCAGCAGCGTAGCGCGCATCCGAATGATGTGTGGGAAATCGATGCGTCAATCAGCACGCTATTTTATGTGCCCGAGGACGGCCTAGCGGACATGGCACCCGGCGAGTTTTACAAAAACAAACCGGCTAACTTCGAAAGAATTAAGCGCCAGCGTTTAACGCGCTACGTGATTACGGATCACACCAGTGGCGCTGTGTTTGTTTGGTACGTCGCCGGTGGCGAGAGCATCGCTAATTTAGGCGAATCGTTCTTAGAAGCTGTGCGCGAGAAGCAAGGCGAAGCGCTGTACGGCGTACCGTTTCACTTGTATTACGACCCCGGATCAGCGGCTACCAAAACCTTTAAACGCTTTTTATCCGCGCTGGGGATCACTCCCGTTGTACATGCCGTGGGTAATGCCCGCGCCACCGGTCAAGTCGAGGTCACACACAATATCGTCGAGACGCGTTTCGAAATGGGCTTTAAGTTCACCCACGTGCCAAACATTCAATGGATTAACGAGCAAGCGCGTCGGTTTTGTCGCTGGTTTAACTCCAAGCAAGTCCACACCCGCACGGGCAAAACGCGCTTGAACGTGTGGATGGAAATTACCCAATTTCAACTGCGAATTGTCGACGTTGATTTAGCCGCTGAGTTACTAACCCGAGAGCCGGAAGAGAAAAAAGTGCGTGACAACCTGCGCGTATCTTTCCGCGGCGCACTCTACGACGTATCGCAGGTGCACGCTGTACGGATCGGCGAAAAGCTGGCGATTACGGTTAACCCGCTGACGCCAGATACCGCCTACGTTGTTACTTACGTTGACGGTCAAGAGCTGCTCCAACCCATACCAAAAATCGTTGTCGACGAATACGGCTTTGAATCCGAGGCACCGTTAATCGGTCGCGAGTTTAAAGGCATGGCCGACACCGAGTTGGATGTTAATCGTAAATCTATTCAGCGCCTGATCTACGAGGTAGACACCGACGACGAGGCCACCGCCGCCGCCAAAGCCAAAAAGCTGCCGTTTGGTGGGCGTATCGACCCGTACAAACATCTTGATGACCTACCACAAATCGCCGTACTGCCGCGCCGCGGAACACAGCATGACGTTAACGCTAGCCGCATTGAGGAGCGTGTTTTAACCCACGCCGAGGCCGCTATGCAGCTACGCCAACGTGTGACATGGAACGCGGCACGTTACGCAGAGTTAGTGCGTAAGTACCCACTGGGCTTGACCGAGGCAGACATCGAAGCGATGGCCACCTACTGGAGTACAGCAAATGTAGTTCAGATCGGAGGTAAATCGTAATGCTGAATTTGAATAAAGCCCTAATCGACTTGAGCTTAACCCGCAAATGGCTTGGCAACGCCTTGGGCCTAAGCCGCACCGCGGTGAGTGCTATTTGCAACCACGGCCAGTGGCCAGCGAATCCCGAGACTGAGATTTTAAAGCAGTGCATCACGGCACTGTTAGAAGAGAAAGGTGCCAGCGCTGCAACGCTGGCGGCCCTATTTGATATCACACCCGCTACCAACGGAACGAAAAACAAAGAGGACTTTGAGATGTTACTACGAAAACAACCACTTTACCCAACCACCCGCAAGCACTTCGGCATCGTTACCGATCCATTTGGGGAGTTGACCGACGCCGCGCAAGTATTCGACACACCTGATGTGCGTTACGTGCGCCTTGCACTAGCGCAGACGCTAACTAGCGAGCGATTCATTGCGGTGTGCGGCGAATCTGGCGCGGGCAAATCGACGCTGCGCCGCGATTTAATCGACCGCATTAACCGCGAGGCGCTGCCGGTAATCGTCATCGAGCCTTACGTGCTCGGGCTGGAAGATAACGACAAAAAAGGCAAAACCCTAAAGAGCACCGATATCGCCGCGGCGATTATTCGCACGGTAGACCCGCAGGCCAAACTGCGCCTAAGTGCCGAATCACGTTACGCCCAGTTGCATAACGTGCTGCGCGAATCACGCCGTAGCGGTAACCGTCACGTACTCATCATCGAGGAAGCCCACGGCCTCAGCATCCCTACGCTGAAACACCTGAAGCGGTTTTATGAGCTGGAAGACGGCTTCAACCGCCTGCTGAGTATTGTGCTAATCGGCCAAACAGAGCTGACTCAAAAGCTAGCGGAGAACCGCAGCGAGGTGCGCGAAGTTGTGCAGCGCATCGAGCTGATCACTCTCGACCCGCTGGATACCCACCTAGAAGGCTATTTACAGCACCGCCTAATCGCCGCCGGAAAGCAGCTGAGCGACATTATGGATAAGGGCGCAGTGGAAGCCCTGCGCGCGAAATTAACGGTACCGGCGCGTGATAAGCGCACCCGCTCAATCAGCTTGCTGTACCCGCTTGCCGTAGGTAATCAGCTAACGGCCGCGATGAACTACGCCGCCGATATTGCTGCGCCTAAAGTCACCGCCGACGTGATTAAGGCGGTGTGACATGCAGCTAAATCATCAACTCGTGAATACTCATTACATCGACCGCATCGGCAATGTCGCTTATGCGATCGGCAAATTAACCGATCTCGATATCAGCATTTTAGACATCGACATGAACCGCGCTAAGCCTGTGATTACCGTTCAGCGCTGCTACGCCGTGCATCAACTCAATGGTGTGCAGTTCGCCCGCAAAGGCGGCCCAGCAGGGCCGATCAATCGTATGCAAGCCAATGTCCACAACTGTCGAATCGAATGGGAGGTCCAGCCATGAGCCAAGTCTTAAAACCAAACGCGCAAACGCTAATCAACGCGCAAAACTATCAGATCGCCTGTGCGCTATCTGTCGCGTATGACGCCGCGCGTGAGTTGCTGAATGCCGGTGTGCCGATGTACGAAATCACAATGCGTGATTCGTTTGTGCATATGACCTGCGGCGACGCCAGCGCGATCCCCGGCGTTGCGATTATGAGCACGGTTTACAGAGTCGGCAAAACCGTTACCCGCGCGTCGTTGCTCGGTTGCGTGCTCGAATGGGAGGGGATCGCATGAAAACACTACTCAACAAACTGCCCGCGCTCGCACTGCTAACCGGTGCCGTTGTGCTGTTGCAAATTCATGCGATGGCGTGGTGGACGCAGTACGACCCCACCACCGGCTGGCTGTGGAGCATCGTGATTGAAGCCGGTGCGATCTGGCTGTGGTCTGCGCAAAGCCGCTTACGCAACTGCATCGCCGTGTTCGCCACCGCGTTGGCATTAATAGCCCCGCTGTATCAGCTCGCAGCGCCCATGCTCGACGGCCAACGGGCAACACAGCAAGCCGCCGATACGCTGCCAGCGCGCACACAAGCCGCGCAGGCGCAGATTGCAACGCTTACGGCATCGTTAGCGCAATACAACGACAACAGCGCTCATAGGGGCGGCTGGGCACCGCTGATCGCGTCAACTCAGCAACAGCTTGCCACGGCCCGCGCGGATCTCACCGCGCTGCAAACCGAGGCCGCGACACCCGCACCCGTAGCGTTGGCGGTATACCTGCCGCTGGCCATGCAAATGATCGCGCTGTGCTTGCTGCAGTGCCTCGTCGTGCTCACCACACGCACCGTATTCGCTCGATCAAACGATCAGGCACCTAAATTAACAACCCAAACAGCAGCACCCGCCGCTGGGGACGACATCGCCGCAGGACGCGGCGACGAGTCCCGCTCTATTGCTAACGCACTGGCTGACTTAGCGCTCATGCGGCCAAAGCCCGACGCCACACGGTAACGCCTAAGCCGCGTGGCGTAGTCATCAATCTAGACCAGGCACGAAAACGAACTCGAAAAAATAAAGGGCCACCGAGATGAGTTGGTACACAGACGCAATGTCATTTATCAAAAAACAGCAGATCGAGCACCCAGAAATGACGATGCCCGAACTGAAAAAACATTGTTCGAAAAACTATCCATTTCATCAACGCTCGGGCTGGGCATACAAAGCATGGCTATCAGCAATGAAAGATGTTTTCGGACGAACAAAAAAAGCGCCTGCGCCTCCGGGCCAAGGAGATCTTTATGAGTAACGTATGGATAGCACGCTGCCCAAAGTGCGGGCCGGTGCGAATCGAACAAATAGCGCAGCCACAAAACTGCAAAAAACAATTAAACGTTGGACCGCGCTCAATGCGTCAGTGCGGCCAGTTGTTAATCGATATTAGAAGCACCCGAGGTGTGAAATGAAAACTGAACCAAAAATTCCGCATTTAGCCAGCTGCGCGCTTAAAAGCGTGATGGAAGAAATGGCAGCGCAGGACAAAAAATGGGGTGCAGACAATGACGATCACGAGCTATCGACGTGGTTTTTAATTCTCAGCGAAGAAGTTGGTAAATTCGCTCAGGCAAAAATGCATTACGAATGCCATGGGCCGAAACAATACGGTCTGCGCAGCAAATTAGTAAACGCTGCCGCGGTTGCTCTGCAAATGATCGAATACATCGATCGCAACGAAATGATGGAGACAATCAATGAATACTGAAATCCCAAACGGCTACATGAAAAATTCGCGCGGCGATTTAGTGCTGATTGAAAATATAAAGCCGATTGATTTATTAAAAGATCAAGCGGCGATAGCGCTTGCTCAGCAGGCGATCGACATCCACATGGCACTGATTAAATTTAAGCGCATGGCACTTGATGATATTCAAGAGCTAATCAAAACTGCCGCTGAAAAATACGACGTACAGATCGGCGGCGATAAAGGCAATCTCAGTATTAGCAGTTACGATGGCCGCTATAAAATCCAACGCGTATTTGCCGACCGTATTTCGTTTGGGCTTGAGATCGAAGCCGCGAAAGAATTGTTTTTGCGCTATCTCGATGAAGTAACCGCCGGAGCAAACGCCGACGCTCGCGCATTAATCGACGGCGCATTTCGCACCACGCGCGGCGGCTCATTACGCACCGCCGAGTTGTTACGCCTACTCAGCTACGACATCAAGCACCCCAACTGGATACAAGCCTGCGAAGCGCTGAAAGACTCTATCAGTGTCGATGGCTCCACAGTTTATGTGCGCGTCTCTGAGCGCATGAACGACAGCGATAAATATCGTCCAATCCCGCTGGATATTGCAGCGGTGGGAGGTGGTTATGCGCGGTAATCTCAGCACTCATGATAATTACGGCCGGTTGAAATTTAACCCCGAACTGCATGATAAACACGACATGCCTTGGCTGACGACCGACGAAACATACTTGATTAATAACTATTACAAAGACGGTGCAGAGGCCATTGCCTTGGCGCTTGGGCGCACTACCGCAACCGTAGCGGATAAAGCCTACCGCCTGCGTAAATCGGGGCGGCTGGTACGCCCCGATGTTGTCACATATCAAAAAACAACACGCAATTCTCGGAGTAGCGATTATGTCTAGTAACAAAAATACGGCGTGCACAATCTGCGACGACACCGGCATCGATGATCGTCTTGCAAACTATCGAGCGTGCAACTACTGCCGCACGGGGCAAGTGCTAAAGCTGAATTTTCTGCGCGTTAAACATGCGGAAATGCAGCAAGACGTATACAGCCTAGAGCGCGAGATTAAGCATCTCGAAACAGCAATTCCGTTGGTGGAGAGCTAGTTATGAATATTAAAAAATATGTAATTAATTATGATTCTAAGGTCGAAATTCATGTTGAGATTGATCATGATGTTTTGAGCTATGAAGCGCTGGATGAAATTAATAATTTTTGGAGTGATTCAGATTCCAGATTGGCTGAGGAACAGTCCGTATTAGAAGCAGTATTGAAACGTCTGGCAAAAACTGTTCTTCATATTCAAATTAGTAATGACTACAACACATTTGGCGTTGTAGACGACTTTGATTACTCGCAGCGGCACGGAGGTGTCGAGGGTTGGCCGAAAATGGACGGCTCGGAGGGTATAAAAATAACTCGCGTTGACGAATTTGAGTTTGAATCTTCTGATATATCAATATTAGCGCTCGGTGATCAATCGTGAATAACTTCACCGCACACGGCATCGCAACCATCACTGTATTAATTACTGTCACGATATTGTTAGCGGTGGCGGCATGAAAGCGGGCGTTTTATTTAACCCACACGCGCTATGGATCGGCGCGCATTACTCGACGTATAACAAGCGGCTGTGCATTAACGTTGTGCCGTGTGTAACGGTCTGGATATGTGCGCGGGACGGCATTGTGCCGATTGAAAAAAAACCTAGTTTTAAATGTTTATTATTGCTCGGGAGGGCAAAGATCATGGCTGAATTAAAAATTAAAGTACCGAACGTGGCGCATATTGTAATAACTGGGCCTACTCCGTGCGGTAAAAGTATTGTGATGGATCGGATTGAGAAAGCCTTAAAAGATGAGTTCGGCGCGAATGTAGTTAGTGAAGATTTGCGCATTGAGCGCAACGGCAATGATTACGATGATTTGGCTCAGTGGCAAACGGATATGGTTAAGAACACCACTTGGGTACTGAGCGAGCAATAACGCCGGAGTCGCGCGTCGAGGTACGAGATCGCCGCGCACCCGTGTGTTATTGATCGTTCATAAAAAAACAGGTTTAAAAAAATGGCTAATTTAAAAGCGCAAATTCACATCGCTAAAACTCAGCTCGGTATGGACGACGACACGTACCGCGCGGTATTAAAAGCCGCAACGGGTAAAACTAGCTGCAAAGACATGGGCGTGATCGATTTAAACAAAGCGCTGCAGGCGTTTAAAGATCGCGGTTTTAAATCACGTCGCCCGAAGAAAAAAACATCGTCTAAAGCCACCGCCACGCTCACAGATAAATTAATTGCGCAGTGGCGCGCGATGGGCGACGAGGGTATTCTGCGCGACGCGTCCGACGCTGCGCTGCGCTCGTACGTTGATCGTCAAACCGCTGGGACGTTTAAAGCCCCCCAGTTTTGCGATAACTACACAACGATTAAATTAATCGAATCATTAAAGCAGTGGCAAAAGCGCGTACAAAAACAGGCTAACGTTAAATAGATAATTTAGGAGGCCGTATGTCGACACAAACCAAGTTCATGCGCGATGCGCCAGAGATGTTGATGGATCTCTACGATCACACGTCAGCCGCTGCGCGCAAAGCGGGTTTGTCTGACGACGCGGCGGACAAGCTCGCCATTGAAGTAGTCGACCAGTTGGGCGAAACGTGGGCCGGCCAACAATTATATTTCGGCAAGGGCTGCATCATGCGCCTGCGCAAACGCGATCTCGATATCTATAACGAGTTCGACGGAAAAAACCACGCCGAGCTAGCCGCAAAATACAAAGTCAGCACAGTTTGGATTTACTCGATTATTCGGACAGTTAAGAAACAAATACACGCAGACGCTCAGCAGCCGCTGTTGTGATCGTTTTTAGCTACCCGCTATATTGGCCCGTGTTTTTAGTGTTAGGCATGTTTTGACGCCGTTTGACGCGTCAAAGATGTATTTAAAAAGTAGCTGGCGCAGTGGTATTGTTAATCAGCAACTAAATCCCCTCAAAAACTCTTAAACTCCTTTAAAAGACCCCACTCGCGAATCCCGCCATAGTGATCTCACGTTATCTATTTCGTGAGTCGCATCCATGCCAGGCACAACACCCAGCATCCACATTTTCAAAGCCGGTACTCATACCAGCGTCGCGGGCGATCAAATATCGTTTAGCGATGCAGAAGTTGCCGCATCTATTAATGCCTACGATCCAGCGATCCACGAAGCCCCTCTCGTTATCGGTCACCCAACATTAGATGGCCCTGCGTACGGTTGGGTTAAATCATTAGCCGCCGATGCCGACGGCATGGTGGCGATCCCGGATCAAGTCAATGCCGATTTTGCAGAGATGCATAAAAGCGGCGCGTTTAAAAAAGTGTCCGCATCATTTTACCCCCCGACCTCCGCGAATAACCCTGTGCCCGGCGTTTGGTATTTACGTCACGTCGGTTTTTTGGGCGCGATGCCTCCAGCCATTAAAGGGCTGCGTAACCCCGAGTTCGCCGAGGGCGATGATTACATCACCGTTGAATTTTCCGAAGGTTTGCCTGCTGTCGACGAGCCTGCAACACCTATTACCGAAGAACCCCCAGCCACTCAAACCGAGGACACCACCGTGACCGAAGCAGAAGCCGCAGCGTTAGCTGCAAAAAACAAACAGCTCGAAGCGGATTTGCTAGCCGAGAAAACCGCCCGCGCTAAAGACGCCGCCGACCAGCGCGCAAAAGAAAACGTTGCCTTTGCTGAAAAATTGGCAACAGAAACCCGCATCGGTAAAGACGAAGCGCCGTTAATCGCCGCCGTATTAACCACGCTCGAAAATGCCGCCGCAGCAACGCCGGTGAGTTTTGGCGAAGGCGACGCTGCAAAACCCTTGCATAAAGCGTTTGCGGATTCGCTGCAAGCCCAGCCGACACGTGTGGAGTTTGCGGAGATCGTCACGAAAGAAAAAGGTGCGGAAGCGGACGCCGATGATTCGGTGCAATACGCCGAAGGCACGTCGCCTGAGTCGATTGAGTTGGATAAAAAAATTCGCGCGCACATGAAAGCGCATAACGTTGACTACACCACCGCCGCGCACGCGGTCGGCAATAAATAAGGGGATACTTTATGGGTCGTTTATCAAATTTGCGTCAACAAGATCCGGTGCTAACTGAGTTAGCGTACGGCTACGATAACGCGGAAATGGCATGTGAAGCGCTATTCCCTGTTGTTAACGTTGACAAGGAAGGCGGGAAGATTCCGTTGTTCGGAAAAGAAAAGTTCCGCATTTATGAAACACTACGCGCGCTGCGTGCGAAGTCTAATCGCATCCAGCCATCCGACATCGGTGATTTAGACATCATCCTCGACGAGCACGATCTCGAATATCCGATTGACTATCGTGAAGACGAAGAAGCGAGCTTCCCACTGCGTGCACATGCGAACGATGTAGTAACCGAAGGCATTCAATTACGCCGCGAAAAATATTGTGCGGATCTCGCTCAGAACGCTGCTAATTATGCCGCGAGCAACAAAATTACGCTCTCGGGTACTAGCCAGTTTACAGACGGCACTAACTCCGATCCCGAGGGTGTCGTCTCCGATGCGCACGACGCAATTCGTAAGAAAATCGGCAAAAAAGCGAACACGATGGTAATCGGTGAATCGTCGTGGCGCGTGCTGAAACGTCATCCTCAGCTGCGCGGCCTGCTATCAACCAACACAAAGCGTTTAGTACGAATCGAAGACCTGAAGGATATCTTTGAAGTTCAAAATATTGTCATCGGTTTATCTATGTTTGAACCGGAGATCGGCGATCAGATGGCTGATATCTGGTCGGATAATATCGTCATGGCGTACGTCCCAACCGCTGATAAGTCTATGCGCACAATGTACAAGCCATCGTATGGATATACGTTGCGCAAAAAGGGCAGTCTGATTGTGGATGCGCGTACTGAAGACGGTAAGGTCGAGATCATTCGCCAGACCGATATTTATCGCCCGTACCTGCTGGGTGCCGAAGGCGGCTACTTAATCAGCAACACCAACGGTTAAGGAGTAACGCATGGCAGCCCGTAAACCAACCCCAAAAGCAGCGGCTGAACAAGCCGCTGCAACTCCGCCACCGGCTGCGGTCGTCGTTGATAAAGACGCAACCGACGCTGATGTAAATGCCGCCCAGGAACAGGCCGAAGCCGACGCCAAAGCCGCTGAAGAATTAGCGGCCAAGGAAAAAGCCCAAGCCGATGCTAAGGCCGCTGAAGAATTAGCGGCCAAGGAACAAGCCGAAGCCGACGCCAAGGCCGCTGAAGAATTAGCGGCTAAGGAGCAAGCCAAGGCCGCTGCACTTGAGCCGCTCGAATACGTTGTCAATTCCCCCGTCAATCACGACGGCGAATCGTACAGCGTTGGTGACTACATCTATTTAACTGCTAAACAAGCCGCGCGTTTGGTCGCAAACGGCACCATTAGCATGACCGGAGAATCCGCATGAAAACTCACATGCCTTTATTAGTAATGTCGATCACCGCCGCGTCGGCCATCGCTCAACGTCGTTTCGTCGGCCTCGACGGCGACCTGTGCGCCGCTGGGGCAAAAGCCCTCGGCGTCACCGAATTCGCCGTGGACGCTGGCGATCAAGCCTCGGTTAACGCCCTCGGCGTAATTTTGATTGAAGCCGGTGGTGCCATTGCTGCAGAAGCCCAAGTTGAAGTCGATGCGGCTGGTAAAGCGGTTACGCTGGATACCGGTATCAGCAACGGCTACGCGCTGGATGCCGCCACCGCGGATGGCGACGTCATCCGTATTGTGCGCGGTATTTAACCGATGGCCGCGTATGCAACAGTCGCTGAGTTAGCCCGCGTAGCGATAGACGGCTGGGACGAACTCGCCCAGTTCTCGACACGTAACCCGCAGGTGACCGGCGACATGTTGGAGCAGGTGTATAACGACGAGCCGCTGGACGATTTGTCGTTAAACACCGACGCGGCTGACGGGCTGGCAGAGCTAACAGACACGCTCGAAAACGTGTCTCGTTATGCAGACACGTATTTAAACCAACGCTATCGGGAATTAGTGCCGCTAGCGCTGGAGCATTACCAAAACACCGGCCTTGGTTATGCCGTGGCGGTAATCGCCTTGGGCCGAATGTACGGCATTCGTCAGAGCGAAGAGATGCGGAAAACGATCAAAGCGCAGGAAGACTATCTGCGCGATTTAGCCTCTGGTAAAGCTTCGCTTGATTACACCCAGCCGAGCACGCCAGAGCCAAGCGGCCGCATGACGGTTGTGGCTAAACCATCGGCATTTGATTGGGGTGGTTATTAATGTTTACCGACATTGAGCAAGCGTTAGTTGAGCGTTTAAAAGCAGCAATGCCGAATGTGCACGTACTGACAGCGACGGACTTATCCGAAGTCGACGAGGCACGCCAACCAACGCCTGCGGTGCACGTTATTTATAACGGCTATCGCACGTTGCCAAACGCCCGCACCGACGGCAAAGCCACACAAGTATCGCAAACGTGGCTGACCGTGATCGCCGTGCGCAACGTCCGCAAACGCGGTACCGGCGAAGCGGCACGAGAAGACGCAGTCGCGCTGTGCGAACAAGTTGCGGGCAGTTTGATGGGATTCCGGCCGCAATCGGCCGCTGGCCCGTTGACGCTAACGAACGCACCGCGCAGCGGCGCAAGCAACGGATTTACATACGTGCCGCTGGCGTTTGCCGTGGACACAGTTTTAAAAGCAGCCAACTAACCACGAGGTATTTATGGCATCTACAAAAACGATCGACGTCACACTGGCGAAGGCACACACACACGCGGGTAAAGCCTACGCCGCTGGCGACAAAATTAACGTCCGCGAAGCAACCGCGTCGTGGTTAAAAAAAGCCGGTGTTGTTGCGGATAACGCGCCCACCACTAAACCCGTGAAAGGAGCATAGTCATGGCTGAACGCGTAGCAGTTTATAAACCCTATCTGGGCAGCGGCAAAGTCTGGTTGCGTGATCAATCGCTGCCAAACGGCCCGTCGTATCATATCGGTAACGTGTCAGTACTCACACTGACTGTCGACGAAGAAGTGATCGAACAAAAAGATTACACATCGGCTGGCGGCGGTACGCACGCTGAGGTGCGTCGCATCAACTCTGTGACCGCCGCTATCACGATGCACGACCTTAACGCCGATAACCTCGCGTTAGCGACAAAAGGCAGCAACACTGTTGTTGCTGCGGGCACCGTCACTGACGAACCCGGCACCGCCCACAAAGGCGCTTTAATTCGCTTAGCGAAACCCAGCCCGACCACCGTGGTTGTGACCAGCTCGGATGGCAATACGACCTACACCGAAGGCACAGATTACGACGTAGTTGGTGCCGGTATTGTGATCGCGACCACTGGGGCGATTGCCACGGCAATTGATGCACTGGGTACACCATCAGACGGCCTACCCGTGCTAGTTGATTACGCCTATGGCGCGTACAACGAAGTGGAAGCACTGACCCAAGGCAACACGAACTGGGCGCTCACGTTCGACGGCGTGAACGAAGCAGATAGCGATAGCCCGCAGGTTGTTGATTTGCACAAAGTGAATTTGGGTGCGGCTAGCGAGTTGTCTTTGATTGGTGACGCGCTGGGCACGATTAGTGTCGAAGGTAAATGCCTGAAAGACAGCAGCCAAGGCGCGGGTAAGTCTGCGTACTACCGAGTGCAGCAGGCATAAAAAACACGGATGACATCTCAAGGAAGAGACCCATTAAAAAAGGCGGCCATTTAGCCGCCTTTTTTGTAATAAAACTCTGAACATAAAACATAAATCTGAGACATAAATATGGCCAACCGCGATCTCGAACTAGCGCTAAAAATTAAAGCGACCTCCGAGGGCTTGGGCGAGATTCGGTCGACGATTAAAGAGTTAGAAAATGCGGGCATCGAGACCGGCGCGTGGAAAGATGCAGTTAATGAGCTTGACGACACGCTCGCTGAGGTCGCACGCAATGACGCGCTAATAGAACAGTTTGTTAAACTAAAAACAGAGACCACAAAATCCGCCGAAGCGCTAAAGCTGGCCCAAGCCCAAGCGCAAAAACTCGCTGTCGAATTAAAGAACACCGAAAACCCCACTAAAGCCCAAACCGCGGCGTTCGAAAAGTCACGCGCCGCAGTCGTTAAATCATCCACGGCGTACAATCAAAACCGATTGGCCGTGCAAAATATGCGCGGTGATTTAAAAACCGCGGGCATCGAGACGCGTAACCTCGCTGCGCATCAAATTGCTGGCAACAAAGCCGCCGCGGATGCCAAAGCCAAGGCCGATCTGTTAACCCGTGGCCTGCAATCTCAAGTCACACAATTAAAAGCCGCAAGCACCGCGACGGTTAAACAAGCCGCATCACAAACTGAAGTGACTAAAACCGCAAAAACGGCATCCACACAGCTTGCAGATTTACAGCGCAACGCGATCGCATTATTCGGCGTGACCAAAGGCACGCAATTAATTGGCGATTTAGGCCGCATGGCGGACGAGTACACAAACCTCAGTGCCAGGGTAAAACTAGCGGTCGGCGAAGGCGAAGCGTTCCGCGAAGGTATGGCGGATATCCGCGATACGGCAAACGACGTGGGCGGCGCGCTTAGCTCTATCGGCGAGCTGTATGTCACGCTTAATCGTGCAACTAAAGAGTTGAATTATTCGCAACAACAAGTCGCGAATTTAACCGACACCATTAGCAAATCATTTTTAGTATCAGGCTCGTCTGCGCAAGCCGCTGACGCAGCGATTACACAGCTCGCACAGGGTTTGCAGTCCGGCGTGTTGCGTGGCGACGAATTCAACAGCGTGATGGAGCAAAGCCCACGCTTAGCGCAAGCAATGACCGACGCCCTCGGGGTGACGCGCGGCGAGCTACGGGCGATGGCCGAAGACGGCAAACTCACCACAGAACTCGTTTTAAACGCGTTGCAATCTCAATCTGCCGCCATCGCTGAAGAAGCGGCTAAAATGCCCGACACGATCGGCCGTGCCGTGCAGCGGATGCAAAACGAATTTATGGTGGCGGTCGGCGAAATGGATCAAGCCGTGGGTGCGTCGGCGTTGGTTGCCGAGGCGTTATCCAGCGTTGCCAAAAACATGGAAACGGTCATTGATATGCTGGAGCTGGCGGGTGAAGTTGCTACCGCCGCACTGCTTAAAAAGTATGTGCCTGCGGTCATCGCATCGAGCAAAGCCACGCTAGTCGCCGCTAAAAACGGAACGCTATTCGCGGGCAGTATGGCGGCCGTCGAAGGATCGTCAAAAGGTGCCGCCGCAGGTTTGGCACTGCTCAAAAACGGGCTGCAGTTGCTCGCCGTATCATTCAGCGTCGATCAAGCATTTAAACTCGTTGGTGCGCTTGGGGAATTACGCCAAGCCAACCGGGTGCTTTCAGATTCTCAGCAACAGCTGATCGGTCAAAACGACGAACTCTCAAAAGCCTATCTCGAAATTAGCGAAAAAACAGGCGTTGTCGTTAATAACATGCGCGACCTTGACGTCGCCATCGCCAGCGGCACCATCGTTATTGACGCGCAGACCAATGCATATTTAAACGCGGCTCAAGCCGCCGAGTTAAAAGCCAAGCGCGATTTAGAGGCCAGTGACGCGGCCGTAAAAATGACGTACACGCAGCAAGAGTTATCGGCCCGAATGGGTGAGACAAACAAACTACTGCAGGCAGCTGTCGATGATAATTCGAAACTCGCGTCGGTAATGTCCGGGGCACTGCTCGATGCCATGAAAAATGGCGAAACCGGCGTTGCAGCGTTCGCCATTGCATTGCGTGGTGCCGAGCAGCAAGGCAAGTTAACAGCGGAGCAAATCGAGACCGGATTGTCCTCCGCGTTGGCCGGTTTAAGCAATGAAGAACGCCTGCGCTTCGGCGACGCAATAAAAGCAGCGATGGGCAAAGTGACCGAAGGCGCTGATGGCGCGGGCCTGAGTATTACTCAGCTGCAATCGCTGATTGATAAAATGAATACGTCGGCGGACGAGCAAGCGCTTAGCCGCTTGGGCTTATCTATGACCGACTTGACCGGCGGCATATCCGCGGGCGTACAGCAGTCACTTGCGGATCTGCAAGTGTTGGACACTAAACTGGCTGACCTCGGCGTCACGGGTAGCGCAGCGGCCGCGGTTGTTGAGACCTCAATTACTACGGCATTGCGCAACGCAAAAACCGCCGCCGATCGCACCGCGCTAACCGCAGTTTTAGAACGCTGGCGCGAGCAAGGCATTATTACAGCGGCCGCGTTTGATCGTATTACCGGCTCATTAAATCAAACCAAACAAGCCGCAGATTCACTTGATAAACGCATGGCCGACTTAGGTATTGTCAGTCAGTCGGCGCTTAACAGTGTTGCCGAATCAGCTCGCCAGCTTTATGACGATATTAAAAACAGCAACGCGCCTATTGAAGACCAAAAAGCCGCATTCGAACGATATGCTCAAGCCGCCGTCGCCGCTAATAAAAATGTGGCAGACGGGCAACGTCAGACCGTGATCGAGCAACTAAAAGTCATGGCCGTCATGAATGGTATGTCTGATTTTCTTGAGCAGTTGTTACAGCAACAAGGATTGCTCGGCGATGCGGGAGAGCAATCTGGAGAGCAGATTAAAAAAGGGGCCGAGGGTGCTACCGAAGCAACCAGAACGCTGAGCAAAGCTGCTAAAGACTCGACCCGCGACGTCCAAGCCGTCGCCGCCAGTTTGGCCGAATGGTTCGGCGCTGTGCGCACCGAAATGCAAAGCCTAAGCGCCGAAGCCGGTGCGCTATTCGACGACAAAATGGGTCTGCAATCTTCAGGTACCGTTAACGAAGTCGACGCGTTAAAAGCTGCGCTGTCTGCGGCCCACGAGGAACTCGGAAAAATCGCGATCGACAATATTCAAGTGTTCGATCCGACCGGCATCAATCGCTGGAAGAATTCTGTACTGCAGGCGAAGAATGAAACCGTCAGCGCGTACAACGAGCAGAAAATTAAATTCCTTGAGTACACCCAAGCCCTCCAAAACGGCGAAACGTTAAACGCCTCGTTTATCCGTAACGCCGAAACCGCGGTCGGCACAATGAAGCTGCTCGGCTCTCAGGATCTCGCGACCCTGCGCAGTGCAATTGACAGTGCAACGCAAAAGCTAGAGTCGATGCGTGACGCTGCGAAAGCGACGCGTGATAGTTTGCAAGACGAGTTAGATCGCATTAACGGCAATCAAGCCAATATTGATAAAAACGAGTACGAACGTAAAAAAGCCGAAGCACAAAAAGAGCTAGAAAATGCGCGGCTATACGGCGATCAACAAGCGATAAATTACTGGACCGAAGCGCTGAAATTATTAGATCAGGTGCGCAGCGCGAAGGCGCAAAAGGCTCGCGAAGACGCAGCATCTAGCAACTCTCAAACCGCCGGTAGCGCGCCATCCGCTCCCTCTCAACAGGCTACAAAAACGTACGACGTCAACGTCAATTTCGGCGGAGAAAAAACTAAACTGGCGTTCGCAAACGAGGCGTCTGCGGATAGCTTTTTATCGCTAATGAACGACTTTAAAAACCGCTCAGGAGGCTAATAATCATGTTACTCGACGCAGTTGAACTGCCCGAAAATCTCTACTGGTCAAACGAGTTTTCATTTAAACCTGCTGCTCAAAATAAACAGCGCGGCGTGACCGGCCGCATGATTATTCAGTCCGCGCCGCTGGTGTACGGCCAGCCGATAACGCTGACCGGGGCGTGGATTACCCGCGCCGAATTACTTATTTTGCAAGCGATGGAAAACGCGATTGATACCGTGCGCACACTCACGCTTAACAACGGCGACACGCACTCGGTGCTATTCGATCTCGACGCGGGTGGACTTGTCGCAACGTCGGAATATCCGCTAACCGCGCCGCTGTGCAACCCCGAAGATGAAACACTTTATAAGCTCACGATTAATTTAATTACAGTTTCAGGAGCCTAAAAATGGCGATTAATGCGAACGACGTACAGCTGATGCTGGCAGAACGCAACACCGACGAAACCGACGGCGGGGGCATGATGACGGGCACTGCTATCGTATCCGGTGATATCAATAACCTTTGGACAGATATCTCTCAGAATTTGCAGGTGCGTGGTGGTGTATCTATTCGTCGTTTATTCGGCGCGATTCGCGCGGCAAATGCAGATATGTTTTTAGGTAGCGGGTTTATTTTGACTAAGGATACTGTTGCACCGAATATCAGTACAATGCTATTCAGCACTGGCGATCACTACGCTGAACGTGCGGTAATACAAGATAAAATCGAACAGTACGTCGTGCTGTCTACTCGATCACCGCTGCGGCCCGTTGGTACGCAGCGCCAAGGTCAAACTAGTATTGTTCTGTACGCTGATAATCGCAATGATGCGCCCGAGGTGGGTGAGGTTTTGTATTTAATAGCGGGCGCTATTAGTCAGCCTGTTAAGGTTATGAGCGTTGACGTGCGCAACGCATCATACACATACGTTGATAACCAAGGCGTGTATCAAAAGTACGCCGCTCAGGAAATGACGATCCGTATTTCTCAGCAGCTAGATAACGATTTTGGTGGCTCTGACCCATCTCCGGTAGCCGCCCACGCGACTGAGATATTCAAAACTCAGAGTAACAACAGCGCAAAATATTACGGTATTCGTCCGCTAGCGGCGGCCGCAAGCGTCGGTGACGCCAGCGTATTTGTTGACAGTATTTTTCAGCCGATTATTCCTGCATCTACTAGTGAGACAGCTTACGTTGATCAGCAACCTGGTATTGTACAAAAAATGGTACAGCCGACGGCTGAAGCAACAAAAACACGCTCGCTGGGCGCCTTAACCGGTGCACAATTTATTACGTTACCAACTGCGTGGGTGCCCGGCACATTGCAGCTAACGGTTGGTGGTGGCGTACACGACGAAGCGGATGGTGGGCTGCGTTTGCTGTCTGGCTCTGAGTACCTGAGTGATGTTTCAATTAGTGCAACCGCCGGTACATTAGCGTTTAGCGTCTCTGGTTCGCGGTCGTGCTCCGTGAGTTATATCCCCGGCGTTGCTGTTGAACTCACGCCGTATACGGATTCAGTGTTAATTACTGCGGGTAACCGCCAAGTCACGTACACGTTTCAACTCGCACCGCCGCCGTCTCCCGGCACGCTGCGCGTTGATTTTATGTATCTCGGCAAGTGGTACTCGCTCACTGACGACGGCACGGGTGCGCTGTCTGGCCCAAGTTCGAGCGGGTCGATTAACTACAACACAGCAAGCGGCTCGATTACGTTACCCGGTGAGCCCGATTTAAATTCTCAAATCATTTACACCTGGGCACAAACCCCGTACGAAGTCGCACCCACCGGCGCACGTAGCGCGTGGTTTGAGATTGATCTCGATGACGTGCCGCTGGAATCCACGTTGCAAATTGACTGGTCACGTAACGCAAGCAACTATTCAGAAACCGCTAACGCGAGCGGTGTTTTATCAAGCAGCGCGGGATCAATCACGGGCAATAGTGTCGCATTTACTCCCGCTAATTTACCGACGTCTGACGTTGTTATCACATACGACAAACACAATGCGGCAGTGCTAACCGCTAACAAGTCGGTAGCTGAGAGCACCGGCGGCAGTTTTACGATTGACGTCGGCCAAGCGAGTATCGTTGCAGCGTCGATCAGCTTTGAATTAGAGCTGACATATACGGCGGGCACGTTATCCGGCGGCACTGTTTATGAGTCGCGTATTAGCAGTACGCAGCTGTTAGTTACCGACGCGCAGGGCCAGCTAAAGGCCCGCTGGATGGGCGGCGTTGTTGTCGGCTCAGTGGATTACGCCACGGGTATTATCACCGTCGATGGCACGGCATTTACACGCACCGTTGCTGAATACACAGAGCAAGGCGGTGTGCTTGGCGGCTGGCAGCAAACAACAACCGTAAAAACCATGCGCGTAGAGTCGCAAACGGCTGTCATCAGTTACCGCTCGACCACGGCAGGCATACCCATTACACAAACGATCCCGGTGTCTGATCTCACACTAAAAATGCAAATCGCTGCAGATACATTGGTGCCCGGCAGTGTTGTGCTCACGCTCGACGCTGATGAATTAATTGATCGTGGCGACGGCGTGTTATATCGCGCATTTAACACGACCACCGGCGCGGGCCTAACCGCGGGTTCGATTGATAACGTCAACGGCATGGCTGAAATTAATTACAGCGCAGTACGTGATGTTATTGATTCGCTCAGCGGTTCGCTTGATGCAGCCGCGATTGGCTTGGGTGCCGCAGTTGCAGTAAAAAGCGTGGTATTCCGCACCGCTGCGGCTCCGTTGCGTAGCTCTGGGTTACAGTTTTTAGCACGACGTTCAACGGACGGCGCGTTAATGCGTGCGGTATCAGATAACGACGGCGTAATCAGCGGATCATTCGATGCGGGCGACACATTAACTGAGCTGCCTCAGCCGGGGGTCAGCAATGGCTATGTGCTGCCATTCGTGCCTGCAACTACAAGCGCAGGCAGTGCCAGCGGCAGTGTTGACAGCACCGCTGGCGTGGTTGAAATCGTATTTACTCAGCCCGTGATTTTATCAACACTCACGTACAACGCCGTGGCATACACAACGCTACCGCAAGACCCTGAGCGCCTAGGTTTAAACCCAGTCCGACTGCCAACGAATGGGCAGGTGCCGGTGATGCAGGATGGGTATCTCGTTGTTATTCACCACACAGATACAGTCAGCGTCGCCAGCCCGGTTGCCGGTCAGGTGATTAACTGCGGGCGTACCGATGTTGCAGTCATCGTGATTAAAGACGCGCTCGGTGCGTTACTCGCAAATGATCAATACACCGTTGATTTAGCCGCCGGTACCGCAACGCTGGCTGATCCGTTCAGCGCGGTTGATTCTGGGGGTAATTCGCTCACGTTGCCGCTAGTCGTGAATCACCGAATCGAAGACCGTGCGGTTATTACTAATGCGTCAGTGACCGGCCAACTGCAACTGAATTTGCAGCTAACGCACGATTATGTTGCGGATGAAAGTTACGTGTCCGCGATGGTCGAAACCGGTGATTTACAAGCGCGTGTTAAAGACACGTTTTTTCAAAAAGTGGATACACCCGATTGGCTCGACGACATCGACGGCGACGCTGCAACATCGAGTTATGACGATCTTAACTACCCGATTTTAGTCGATAGTTTGGGCTGTGTTCATGATCGCTGGAAATTAAAATTCACCAGCACGACCGGATTTCAGTGCATCTCTGAGCAGCGCGGCGTTATCGGCACCGGTAGCATTAACTCTGATTTCTCACCGCTCAATCCCATGACCAGCACACCGTATTTTACAATACGCGCTGCGGGTTGGGGTGCGGGCTGGGTGACGTCAAACATCGTGCGATTTAATACAGACGCGGCCGCCGCGCCGGTTGAGATTATACGCACAGTAACGCCAAGCAACGTCCCCGCTGATGACGACGTGATAGTGATTGAGTTTTTGGGAGATGCAGACTAATGACAGCACCTACAGTTTATTACTCCGACGACGCCGGTGCGCCGGTTTTAACAAACGGCCAAGATGCGTTTTATCAAGTATTAAAAGCGTGTTTGATTGACGGCTACGGCAGCAAAGCGGCGGCCGGTTGGAGTGTCGTTTATGACGACTGGGCCGCGAGCGGGCACGCGAGTTTTACTAACGCTGGGCAGTCCGGCGTGCTCGGTTTAGTGCGTGCAACAACGACAGATTACCCGCCGTTTATGTACGTTGCGGAGGCGATGATTGATGCACAAACTGCCGTCAATGCGCGCAGCGGTGAGCGCGCTATTACAGACATAACCACGGATTTTGTTGAAGGGTCGAGCGAAGTGACGCAGCGGCCGGTGCACTATCGGATGCACTATCCGTATTGGTGCGTTGTTGCTAACGAAAATTTTGCGTGGGTGTGGATGTCGAATAGCGATACGGTGTTTACGACTTCGATCGCTCAAAGCGTTCTCAGTGTCGTTGGATTCGGCGCTGTGAGAAATTTTCGCGGGCTTGGAGATGTTAGTGCACCATCGATCGGTAATTTTGTAATTTTTGGGGGCGCAAATACCGAGCGCGTAGCGTCATCGAGCTCATACGGCATGTTTCATAACTCAGCGATTTTCGGCAATTATTCATCGACAGTATTTTACGGATTGGACGGTCAAATATTGACTGTGGGGGGGGCGTATTGTTTTTGGCCGTTTTTCAATTCGCAGGTGGATGGGCAGCAGAGTGGTATCGGTGAGCAAGACGATTCGATCATTGAGTTACCGCTGCTGCCGTGTAGCGTTTGGCTGCTAACTGACGGGCAATCAACTACACGCTATGGCAATCAAACGAGCGCCATGGCCGGTGTGTATGCTAACCCTGCAGCATGTTGGTATGACGATTGGTTAGATCGTATGTTCGTCGGTGATTTAAAAACAGAATTTAATTTTGCGGGGAAAACGTTTTTAAAAATCAGACTGACATACAACGTCGCATTTTTATCACTCGATGCGAGTGACTGGGCATGACAGTTACAGTAACCATCGCTGATGTTGTCGTATCCCCGATAGCGGTAGTGCCGCCAGCGTATGCGTCGATTAATCACAATCTGCCCGCTGCTGATTTTTTTGTTGTCCAGTTCTTTCGGTCAGTCAATCAGCCTGAAAAGGTGATCGTCGTGCGCGATACGCTCCGTTTTTTAATTGCGGGTATCGACACAAGCGCGTCGTATAAATTGCTGGCGTTTAAAATCTCAAACGGTATCGCGGACGGCGTGTGGTGGGTTGATGACTACGTGTACGACGTTGATCAAGTCAATATCGTGTTCAAATCGAGTGCTGAGAACTCACAAACCGGCGAGCCTAATTCGTTTGGCGGCACGGTGCTGGTTGCTGATCAACCGGCGGCGCGTAATGTCGTGGCCTTGGCCCTTGATGGCGAAACTCCGTACCAGTTGGCACGTACAGTTTCTGATCCGAGTACGGGTGCATACACGCTTAACTGGAACGGTTATAGCGGGCAGATTTTAATCACAGTACATGATGACTACGGTGTGCCGCATGTAACCGGCGAGGCACGAGGCGTGGGTGAACGTATTCATCCGTCGGTATACACCGGCTACGTTTACGACGTGAGTGAAACCGGCACGTTGGGCACCGAACCAACATGGCCAACCGAAGCTGGCGCCGTGGTAGTGAGCGGCACAGTGCGCATGGTCGCTGTGCCGTTTTATAAACCTCAGTCTCAGGGGCCGTATTTTGTATAAGGGACGCGTATGACAATTCGTTTGCGTGTTAGCGCGGGTTTACCCGTCGTCGCTCCTGATGTTTCGTGCGTTGCGAGCGCTGCAACCGCCGTGCATCAACCGCGCTCAAATCAAACTGGGGCGCGCGTTGCTGTGGCTGTTGCTAAGCTGAGTTTTGTCAGTGAGGCGGCAACGGCTTGGGATACGCTGCAAACGCATAATCGCTCTGTTGTGATGTCGGTACCCATTGCCAGTGCGGCGCTAAATCACGGCTCTGCGCTGCCATTTTTGCGGCCAGTACCAATGCAAACCGAAGGCTCTTTATCAGTTGCTGAAGCGTCGGTGAATTTAAATCACGGTGGCAGTTTTGCAGTACACATGCCCGTCGCGCACTCAGTTGAGACGATAACAACCCAGCTGGGCACAGATCGCTACACGATCCGTGTGAATGAATACGACCTACGGCAGGGTGAATTGCTCACCGGCGTTTCAGGTGTGTTTAATCTCGATACGCCAGAGCATATACCTAGTCCGATTTTTAAAATCGCGTCATACAAACTCACTGACCTGCCCGCCTACCCGATCTATGCGGGCGGCATAGTTAACGTGCATCAAGCACCCGACAAAAGTACACCGACAAACACACGCTGGGGTGTGGGCGAATCGCTCTATCATCAACCGGATTTGCCGTACAAAGTGGATCCTCCATTAATACCAGGTGCGCCGGTTTTAGAACCTGACATTAGAGAGACTTACATCACTATGAACAGCGTCAATGTCGTCGCGCTGCCCGGCAATGAGCCGCTGGCGGTTGTAGACGTTAAACTCGATCTCGATAAAAAATCAGCGGCGTGGAAATGCTCATTCTCTGTGCTCAACTCAGCAAGTGCAGCATTAATAGAACCCACCGCAGCCGGTCAAAAAGAAGTAGCGATCACAATCAACGGCTGGCGCTGGGAGTGTTTTATTGATTCTGTGCCCGAATCAAAATCGTTCAGCGGCGACACGTTAAATCATCGCTATACTGCATCGGGTTATAGCCGATCGCAATATTTGGGCAACCCATACGCGCCGTTGCGATCCGCAAGCGCGGCGACAACAACAGCGGTGCAAGCCGTTACTGATGAGTTGTTCGGTACCGGATTTACTCTCGATTGGGACACAGCTCGGTTGCCCGACTGGACGTTGGCCAGCAACTCATTTAGCTACCAAGGCTTAACCCCGTTGCAGGTCATCACAAAAATGGCTGGTGCTGTGGGTGCGATCGTTCAGCCGGGCATGAGTACCGACACAATCACAGTGCGGCCCGAGTATTACCCTCTGCCGTGGGGCTTGTCATCGAGCACGCAGGACCACTCAATCAGCGAACATCAAATCGAGACGTTCGACAAAACTCGCGTATATAACAAACTGATCAACGCGGTTGTTGTGAGCGGCGAGCAAGATGTCAGCGGCGCGGTCTCGCTAACAGTCACACGCGCGGGCACCGCTGGCGATACGTTCGGCGATGACGTATCCGACGCGTGGTTAACGTCATTCGACGCTAATAAAAGTCGAGGCGCTCAAGCGATCGCGG